TTATTTTTCTTTTAGGTTTATCTTTTTTAATTTTAGTAAGAGTATTATTATGAATTTTTGGAACTGCTAAATCTAATTTATAATTTAATTTTCTAATTGGGACTAATTTCTTTTCAATCTCAACTAGTTCTTTTTTCAGTTTATTATATTCATCTTCTAATTCTTTTTCATTCGCTACGGAATGTTTAATACCTGCGCTACGCTTGCTCCACTCGCTAAACAACTGATACCCAGTTTCAACACGAGCAAGAGAGAAGCAAACTTCAATCCAAGTATCACGAGGACAATCAGGGTCAATAAACTTCAGCGCACGCTCGATGTCTAAAAGTTGCTCTGGGCTTAAGATCAGCGTACCAGCGCCCATTGCGCTTGAAACTTCGTTCACGTTAAGTTCTGGGTCAAAATGCTTCTTAATAAACGGTACAAGGTCAACAATGTCTCCAGCACGTATGATGCGCTCAGTTACGGTGAAGAACTTAGCTCGGCTGTAATATTCCCAACCATGCTCTTTGCTCAAGTTCTTGTTCTTAAAGTATGAACCGTAACCAAGAGCGTGCACACCTTTGCCTGATGGGCTCAGCTCAACATAACTCGGCAGGGATTCCGCAATTTCATTGTTACCGTTTGCGGTGACTTTGTCTAGGTCAATACCTTGCCAAAATCCGTCACCGTCTTTGCCCAGCGCAAACCCTAAGCCTGTGTATTCACCTAATTTAATCGCTTGCTTCGCTTCCGCATACGTAGCCAGACGAGCAAGGTCTTCAGGGGTATCAAGAGTACCCCGCCTGCGCTTACCGCTTGTGTAATATGGAACCTTTAAAGTTCGGTCAGAATTATTTTCATCTTTTTCAAGTCTCCACAGCAACCATCGTTTTGCTTCTCTAAGTTGCAGAGGGATAGAGGGCACTTCACCCTTATCAACTAATTTTATTTCAGTCATTATTATTTTCCACCATTGTTGAACAAATGAATTCCCTTAGGTGTCCCTATCCTATTATTGATTGCATGGTCAATGATGGTTTCGCCTTTGTGGGGCTAGGGATAGATAGGGACAACTAAAGGAATTCAAACCATGCTTTTTTATTTTGCCTTAAATATTTTTAAAAAACAACAAATATTTTAAAAAAGGTGTTTACTTCTGCGGAACAATGGTTTAAAGTATAACTTCGCTTCACTTTTAATAACGTAAATAAAGGAAATAATCATGCTGAACCTACCCATTAAAGTCGAATCATATATCACCGCAGACGACAATGCATACATTTATCATCTGCAAGATGGAAAAGAAATAGTCGTTTGGAATAAAAGCAAACAAGAATACGTATATCTGGCTGACGGCAAGCTAGCTACTCCCGCCGATACAAAACGTATCGTCTGGAAGATGTTCCGTGATATTACAGAACACAAGAATTACGAAATTGATTTGCGCATTGAGCAATGCGATTAAAATATTTCTGTAAACTGGTTTACTTTTACAGTAAACTGGTTTATAGTTTAATCAGTAGTACTCAATAACCACTTAATAAAGGAAATAAATTATGCAAGTTCTTGATATTCAACTCCAGAAGTTAGACGAAATCGGTTTACTCAGCGACAAAATTGCCGCAGACAAAGAGCAACTCGACGCTATGAAAGACGTATTCAAAAACGCAGGTGAAGGTAAATACGAAGGTAGCTTGTATTGCGGTACTGTATATTTGTCTGCACGTGATAGCGTTGACTATAACGCAATCTTGACTGAAATGGGGGTTGTAATTCCAAAAGAGTTACTAGCTAAACACAAGAAGCAGTCGGTCTCCATCAACATGAAGATTTCCCGTCGTAAAGGTAAGTAAGCAAAAAAGTCAGGGGTTATGAAAATAATCCTTGACTTTTGTTTTTAACTGGTTTATAGTTTAATCAGCAGTTCAAATTAATCAATTAATAAAGGAAATAATTATGAAGTTTATCAAAAACGCAAACATAAACGGCACATGCCTTCAAGGTTACGTTAAAACAACGTATCATCACTTAGTTTCTGCTTTCGGTCAGCCTGAGTTTGGACCCAATGATCACACAGGTGATAAAGTTACTTGTGAATGGTGCTTACGTTTTGAAGACGGAACCGTCGCAACAATCTACGAATGGAAAAACGGTTACACACCGATGGGGATGGAAGAATGGCACATTGGTGGTAACAGTTATGATGCAGTGGAAAGAGTTTTAGAAGTTTTAGAGAGAGGATATCAACATGCGTAAGTTTATCACCAAGAATTATTTTCCATATTTCTTACTCGCTGATATTGCTTTATATTCAGCTTGTGCATATGTTGGTTACAATTATGCAAAAGAAATCCTTGACTTTTTTATCAAACTGGTTTAAAGTTTAATCAGTAGTTCAAATCAACCCATTAATAAAGGAAATAACATGACTGAAGTTTTAACATTCCCAGAAGCAGTATCCTCAGCAGTAAAATACGAACAGTTGTCTGAAAAGTATCAGCTCATCGATACAAAAGACATCGTAAACACTATGCGTGATAATGGTTTTCTTGTTACTCAAACATTCAACCTCAAGCCACGCAAACGTGACCCACGTGTTGTAAAGCATTTGCTCCGTATGCGCCATCGTTCATTGATGGATTCTGTAAATGGTTCTATTCCAGAAATCGTTGTAATCAACTCTCATGATGGTTCAACAACTCTGCGTATGGAGTGCGGTGTTTACAGAATGATTTGCGCAAATGGTCTTATTGTTAAGTCTTCAACCGCACATTCAGCACGCATTCGCCACGTCAACGTAACACCAGAGATTGTTATTGCTGAATCTATGAAAGTGATTGAGTCTGCTCGTGAGTCAGCAAGACGCACAGAGTTGTTTATGAATAAAATCATTTCGCCAATTGACCAAAAACAATTTGCGCAACGTGCAATTGATATGCGTGGGATGAATGTTGACATTGAGCAAGTGTTGCGCCCACGTCGTAGTGAAGATGTCGGTAATGACCTCTGGAGAGTATTTAACCGTATTCAAGAAAACATTATGAAGGGTGGTCTTGAAGGTGTGTCTGCTGAAGGTCGTAAGATCCGTACGCAGGGTTTAAAGAGTATGGGTCCAGTCTTCCGCACCAACGTAAACCTTTGGGCAATGGCTGAAGAGTATTTGTAAAAATATTTGCCTGAGGTGGTTGTTTTTTAAAATTACTTCAGGCAAACTTTAATTTCAATAATTTAATAAAGGAAATAACGTATGAATGTATTTTTTCTCCATCGTAGTGCAATTATCGCTGCTCAGTCTCATGCTGATATTCACGTCGGCAAAATGTTACTTGAAGCGTGCCAACTCTTATCTACCGCACACCACGAGCACGGCAACGGTGATAAGGTGACTTACTTACCTACTCATAAAAATCATCCCTGCGCAGTTTGGGTTCGTTCCTCCAAGACGCATTACATGTATGTTGCTGAGCTTGCTAAGAACCTCGCTCAAGAGTACCGCAATCGTTTCCGTAAAACACATGCGAGTCAACATATCCTTGATACCGAATTAATGTTGCCTCCTCCTGAGTTAAAAACAATGAGATGGGTTGATCCTCCGCAATGTATGCCTGATGAGTTTAAATCTGATGACGTTGTTGACGCTTATCAAAAGTATTACGCAAGCAAGTCCACTAGTATGAAAATGGTTTGGACTGGTTCTGAAGATTATGCTCCGTGGTGGTTTTTAATTAACCGCAACAGTTTTTTACACTCGAAAGGTTTATATGTTAAAGAAGTTCAAACGCAATAACCCTTACATTGATGTGCCTAAGACGAGTGAAATTTTGTCTTGGGTAATTTTATTTATATTTTTAATCTGGCTTGCGTTTTGGGGCTTTAATTTTATAGCGAGGAATCTATGACTTATACGGAAGACGGCGTCAACATTTTTAATACAAAACCCGTTACAGATATTGAATCTGTTATTCAGCCACGAGTAAACGAAATAATTGATCAATGGCAAGTTTACACATGGGACAATTTAATCGACGCATTAAAAAATGTTGTTGTAACTAAGAGATTCAAAGAGGAGTTTAACGAGACTTTTTTAAAAGACGGAGATAAAATAACGTCATTCTTACAAGTTTTAACATACGAGCATCAAGAGAAGCTTGCGACCATACAAGCTGTTAATGAATATACTTCTTTATTTGCGGGGCAATTTGATGATAGATTATAGACGACCAGAAAACAGAAGGGAATATTTTAAGTCCCTTTACAATTTAAATCTTGTGTTTAAGGTTCATCCTGGTCTTGTTTATTTATACATGCCCGAACTTAAAAAGCATTACAGCTGGGATGACGAAACTGCCTTGTGGTTTGCGACATTGAATGGTCACACACAAAACCCAATCACGTCTATGCGCTTACTTGAATTCATGCCTGCGATCCCGCAAAGTGACGTCGAATGGGTCATGGCGGAAAAGCGTTTCAATGAGCAATGGGATACGTTAAGCTACGATACTGATCGTAACAAACAAAAGAAAGATACTTTCAAAGGTTTAAAGTCTTATGCGGAGCTTGTAAAAGAAGCAGGTGATCAACGGGCATTATGGTCAAAAAAGAAAACCTATGAAGAACTCTGGGAAAAAGCATTCAGCATAAAACATTTTGGTCGGTTATCTGCGTTCTCGTACCTAGAGTACGTCAAAATTTTTGGTTATGGGGCTGACTGTTCAACTCTCATGTTCGAGGACTTTGATGGGTCTCGTTCGCATCGCAACGGTATGTTCTTTTTGTTGGGTGCTGATCGGTTTGTTTATGACAAGCGACAGCCAGATTCACATGACGGAAAGTATATTGATTTAAAAGCAACAGGTGAAGCATTAGAATTAGAAGCAGCAAGTTTTTTAAAAGAGTTTCAAGATGAATATGGTTATCACCCGCATATCAGCAAGTTTACTCTTGAATCATGTTTGTGTCAATTTAAGAATGGTTTCTTTTCAAGACGTTATCCAGGAGTATATGCCGACATGGCGTGGAAGCGTATTGAATGGTATGATAAGCGGGGCTTCGCAAAACTCACCTCTGTTTTTAAAGAGATACGCAGGAAAAACTTACCTGAATGGTTACGTGAAGAATGCGAGAAAGAGCGCATGCCTGAAGCAGAAAAGGCAAGTATGTTTGCTGAGACAGGCAGACCATTTAGAGCAAATTGGATTCTGGAAAAAATATGAACATAATCTTAAGTTTACGAGGAACAAGTGGTTCAGGCAAGACGACCATCGCACGCACATTTATAGATAAGTACCCGCATAACCCAATCGTCAGTGCGGGTAAAAAGATTTGGGGATATGAAATAAACTTGTCTTCAGAAAAGATATCATCTCCTCTTTATGTTATCGGCTCTTATGAAACAACGTGCGGTGGTTGCGACGGGATTAATACGCAAAAAGAAATTGCTGATAGAGCTCTTGAAGCTCGTGGTTACGGAGGTCATGTGTTAATTGAAGGGCTTTTACTTGCGCACGCAGGACCAAAGGCAATCACAACAACCATGCTCAAAGAAACCAATGCATATGTTCTTGGTTATATTGATACCCCTCTGGACGTTTGCCTTGACCGTGTTCAAAAGAGAAGAATCGCACGTGGTGATTTGCGCCCATTCAACCCTGATAACACAATCAGCAAACACAGTGGAGCGCACCGCACATGTATCAATATGCACAACATTGGTATCCCTGTGCGCACGATAGATCATACTGACGCATTCAATAAAACTTTGGAGATCTTTCGTGACTACGACGCAATGTGATTATTCAGATTTAATACAGTTCGTGATTGACAGGGAAATACTGCGTATAACAAAAGAATTGGGAGTCCCCATGACTCACGATCCAATTTTACAAAAATATAGATTTTGCAATATTCGGAGACGTGATGATCGAGTTTCAAAATGGCTATTACAGTTTTACTATACGAATAATATTGGTGATGTTTGGTTTAAAGCACTTATTGCTCGTATATTTAATTGGCCACCCACTCTTGAATATTTAATGAAAAATGACTTAATCCCGCATCGGGTTGAGGAGTTAGAAATTGAGCGTATGATCGATTACTTGCAAATACTTGAAGCAAGAAAAATTAAAATTTTTAATGCTGCGTATGTTGTTTACCCGACACACAAACGAGGTTCTAAATGCGAAAATATTGTAAAATACATACTTGCACCGACAGTTGAAATAGCTGATAAAGTACGCAGTGGAATAGAATGGGATTTGATAGAACTAACCACAAAAGCGTTATCACAAGGCTACGGGCTTTCAACATTTATGGCAGGGCAAGTCACAGCTGACCTAACTTATATAATGGGGGAGTTAAATCATGCGCACGATTTATTTACGTGGGCTCCAATGGGTCCAGGATCTTTAAAAGGTTTGAATAGATTACATAACAGACCAGCAGTTAAAAAGATATCTGAAGAACAGTTTTTAAAAGAGTTAATTGAAGCACGGCAGTGTATTTTAAAAGAAGCAGTGAAGTATGAGGATTTAACCTTGCATGACATACAAAATATTTTTTGTGAGTTTAGCAAGTATATGAAAGTCAAAGATGGTTTAGGCACACCTAAACAAATTTACAAACCAACTAAGGAGTTTTAATGGAAATTACCGCAGTAAATGTAAATCATTTGTTTCAAGAAACACTCTGGAAATTTAAAACTTCTGGGGTAGATACAAAGACACGCAATGGTGATGCAATTATGATTAATGAACCTGTTCTGACAACCGTCATAATACCAACAGAACGAGTTTTATTTTCAAAGCAACGTGATTGCAATCCTATATTCCATTTAATGGAAAGTGTTTGGATACTTGCTGGTCGTCGTGATGTTGCTTTTCTTGATCAGTTTAATTCCCGCATGAAACAATATAGTGATGACGGTAAAATATTTAATGCGCCATACGGATATCGTATGCGTCATCAGTTCGAAATAGATCAGCTTGAAGCAGTGATTATGCATTTAGAATTAAATCCTGAATCTCGTCAAGCAGTTATTCAGCTCTGGGATCCGCAGGATTTATTACGTGACACCCTAGACCGTGCTTGTAATACACAAATGGTTTTTCAGGTTAAAAACGGCAGATTAGATTTAACAGTTTTCAATCGATCAAATGATTTCTGGTACGGTTACATTGGTGCTAACATTGTTCATTTCACAATGATTCAAGAGTTTGTTGCGATTGCTTTGGGTTTGCGTTGCGGGGTTTACAGAACAATCAGTACTAATCTGCACATTTATAAAGATTTGTATGATGCGTCTAAGTATATTCAGTATCCTCCACCTTGCGAAGACTATGATTATTACAGCGCCAACTTAGTTAAGCCACGCAATCTTTATGAGGGTTCATGGAAAACTTTCCTGAATGAATGCGAACTCTTTTGTAATGAACCAATGAACCCATTAAACATGAAATATGAACACAGCTTTTTCCCTGAGGTTGCAATACCGATGGCCAAGATAGGTTTCAAAAGAATGCACAAAATAAGCTCTGGCGTTGAACATTTGCCTGAAATAAAAGCACAAGATTGGCGCATGGCAGTTAAAGAATTTATGAACAGGAGAGATGATGTCAGCAAATGATAAACAAGTAGCAGGAACACATTACAAATCTAAAATACAACATTGGGATTATGTTGTTGCGAATGACTTAGATTATTTTCAAGCCCAAATAACAAAGTATGTAACTAGATGGAGAAAGAAAAATGGACTTACAGATTTGGAGAAGGCTTCGCATTTTCTTGAAAAGTATATTGAAATCGAGCGGAAGAAAGAAGATGAAGAATGTTCTGAGCCTACTGGATATTATGTAAATCAAGACAGATGAAAACAATAATATTTGATACAGAAGTCTATAAGAATGTGTTTTTGTTGTGCGGACTCGTTCTTGAAGACAATGAATATTTCGCCATATGGGGAGGGGACAATGTCGCCGAAGAAAACATTCGTAGTTTGTTTGATTCTTCTAATTGTTTTATTAGCTTCAACGGTATTAAATATGATATGCCGATTATTGGTTATTATCTAACAGGTAAAACAAGTGAAGAGCTAAAAGACTTAGGTGATGAAATAATCGAAGGAAACTTAATGCCTTGGGAAGCTGAACGCAAATACGGATTCCGCATTCCTAAAATTGATCATATCGATTTGATAGAAGTTGCTCCGTCGTTCGTCAGCTTAAAAACATACGGGGCTAGAATGAATATGCCTACGGTTCAGGATCTTCCGTATCACCACACTGCCATTATAACTGATGAACAGAAGCCGAAGTTACAAGAATATTGTTTTAATGATGTAAAAACAACAGCCGAGCTTTATAGGCGTTTAGAAGGTCAAATAAAATTGCGAGTTGAAATAAGCAAAGAGTATCAAGTTGATTGCCGAAGCAAATCAGACTCACAAGTAGCTGAGCAAATGTTTTTAAAACGTCTTGATATAAAACGTAAGCAAATTGGAATACCCGCCTACGTAAGATATAAAATGCCAAGTTTTATTAAGTTTTACTCGGATGAGCTTATTCAGCTTGCAGAACGCATAGAAGAGCATCTCTTTATTGTTAAAAAGCCAAGTGGGCACGTTGAGCTTCCCGCATTCTTAAAGGATGATCTGGTTAGGGTTGGTGACGGTATTTATCAGATGGGTGTTGGCGGGTTGCATTCGCAACATGATAAAAAGGATTGTTATGTTTCTGACGATAACTGGTGTATTATGGATTATGATGTGGCTTCTTATTATCCCGCTATTATGCTTAATTGTAATCTTGTACCTATGAATACAGGGGAGAAGTTTTTAGAAGAATATAGAACTTTATTTAATAGGCGTCTTGAAGCAAAGAGGGAAAAGAATATGGTGATTGCTGACTCATTACGTATTGCGCTTAACGGCACATTTGGTAAGACAGCAAACTGTTACTCACCCCTCTACTCCCCTGATGTTATGATCAATATCACATTGACAGGGCAGTTACTTCTTCTTAATGTGATTGAACAATTAACACGACACAATATAGAAGTTATCTCTGCGAATACAGATGGAATTATGCTTTATTACAGAAGGATTGATCAGCATGTTGTTAATGCGGTAATCAATCATACAAGCGAAGTAACAAAGTTTA